GGTGGAGCAGACACCTATTCTATCTGGAAATATAAAGGCGGCGGCGATTGCCATCACAAATGGAGGCGAAAGACTTTCAGGAGCTTGATAAAGATAGATGTAAAAAGCCCTTTAGCTCCAACGATTCGCACGAACAAAGCCGATAAGGCGGGTTATAGAATTAGAAACGAAAAAGAGGTAGCTATGAAGCCAAAAGATATGGCAAATAGAGGCTTTGTAAATCCAAGATAATGGCACGAGGAAAAGTAGACGGCAGAACAAAAGAGGCGAAAGCTACGAAAGAGGTGGCAAGTAAGATGCTGAACACCGAAGGGCAGAAGATGCGCAAGACGGTTAGTATAAAGAGAAAAGTAACGATAGAAACTTCATACAATGGCAGTACTATTTTGCAACGAGGATAAGCTAAAAAGCTCAACGGCATTAAACTACAATGTTGATACTGCTTTTCTGTTACCGCATATTAAGGTGGCGCAGGATAAGCACATACAAGCGATTGTAGGGAGCAACCTATACGAGAAGCTAGAGTCTGAGATAAAAGAGGGAACGCTTGCGAGTAATTATAAGACTTTAGTAGATGACTATTTGCAGGATGCAATTATCCATTACGCACTTGCGGAAGCTTTGCCGTTTATATCGTTTAAGATTGCTAACGGTACGGTAACTCAAAAGAATAGCGAGAACGGAACGGCAGCCTCTAGGAGTGATGTGGATTACTTGGTGCAGAAAGAGCGAGATACGGCGGAGTTCTACGGGCAACGGGCTATTGATTACATCATTAACAATACGGGCTTTTTTCCTGAGTACTCGAATAATACGGGGGAGGATATTAAGCCTACAAAATGCGCTTATAAAACGGGATTGGTTATATGAGATATGCACCAAAGAAAAAGAATGTAAAGAAATTAAAAATATATTTAAGCAAATTAAATGAGTACCGAGCAAATAGAGTTAAACACGATAAACTTCGCCGCCGTAAGCTTTAGCCTTGCAAACGTCGAGGGCTTCCTTACGATATTAGTACTGGTAACGGCGTTGGCATATAATATAAAGAGGCTCTATGGTAAAAATTAAATATTTTACAGAAGAGGAATTTACTTGCGATGGTGTGAATTGTTGGGAGATGATGAGCGCCGAGCTACTTATTAAACTAGATTTAGCGCGAGCGATTGCGGAAACGCCTTTTGTGATAACTAGCTCTTGGCGAAGTATCGAGGCTAACGAGAGAGTGGGGGGAAAAGCGAATAGCGCACATCTTAGAGGTAATGCGGTAGATATTGCTTGTGGCGGTTCTAGTGATAGATTCCGTATAGTAGATGCTCTCTTAGCAGCAGGCTTTAGAAGGATAGGGATATCTAAGAGCTTCATTCATTGTGATACTGACGAGCTTCTCCCTGAAGCGGTAATCTGGACATACTAATTATGAGCGGTTGGGAATTATCTTTAGGATTTTATACTGGTATTCTTATCGGTATATGGTCGGACAAGTTCGAGAACGGGCATAAGCATTGCTTTTATTTACCTTTTATTTATTTGGAATTAAACACGTATTATGATTGAATTTTTAGCAGAAAACTGGGGCGAGCTTCTTATCGGTGTAATGGCTTTTGGTAAGATAGTAGTAAACCTAACACCAACGGAAACGGATAATAAAGTATTCGGGTGGATTGATGATCTGATTAATTACTTTATTAAAGACAAAACAGATGCCAATTAATCCAATTTGGGCAAAAGGGCTTATCTCTATCATTCCAAAAATGTTTACAGATAGCAAAGGGAAGTGGAGTAGTAAGCGAACAGTTAGCGGTGTGCTGGCGGTGGCTTGTGTGGCTCAGATTGAAGCCAACGGCTTAGATGCTAACACTATATTGTTAGCATTTATTGCCGTAATACCATTATGCTTCTCCGTATTTGAAAAATAATTTCATATATTAGCAATAAGCTAATTTTACAATATGAAAAAAAATAACAGATTTAGACTTAATCCTCCAGAGATTGAGATGCTCAAACAGTTCAGGGCGCAACCATTAGACAATATTAACGATAATACCGCATTGGATTTACACCTTAAAGAAAGGGGTATTCCTAAGAGCGATGTCGTATCTGTTAAGCATTGGCAAAATATGGGAGGAGAGCTTCGCTTTTCTATTGTTACTAGAGAAGCGCAGGGAATAGATGAAGGGGGCTTATTCGAGCGATTAAATACCTTTATCGAGGGGAACGCTCCAGACTACCCAAAGCTAAAGCACAAGGCGGGGCGGCACCTATTAGTAATCAATCCCGCAGATATTCATATAGGCAAATATGCTAATGAAGAGGAAACGGGAGAGGCTTACGATATACCTATCGCAGTGAGTAGAGTTATTCAAGGGGTGCAGGGGCTTATCCATAAGGCTAAGGGCTTTGATATTGATAGGGTTCTTTTCTGTATCGGTAACGATGTGCTTCATGTAGACAATGTATATAATACTACGACTAAAGGAACTCCGCAGGATTGCGATGGTAAGTGGTGGGAGCATTACGAGGTAGCCTTGCAACTATATGTTAAATGTGTAGAGATGCTGCGAGAGATAGCGCCAGTAGACTGCGTACATTCTATGAGTAATCATGACTATCAAAGCGGATTCCATTTAGCCCACGCCTTAAAAGCTTGGTTTAGAAATGCTGATGATGTCAGCGTAGATGCAGGGGTGAAGCATCGTAAGTATTACGCTTATGGAAATAACCTTATAGGGCTTGAGCACGGAGACGGGGCGAAGATGGATAATCTACCGCTACTTATGGCTAATGAGAAGCCTCAAGAGTGGGCAAATACAAAATACCGATACTGGTATCTTCACCATTTGCACCATAAAGTAAAGCATAAGTGGAGAGATGCTAAGGATTTCATAGGGGTAACGGTTGAATACTTACGCTCTCCGAGTGCAGCAGATTCTTGGCACGATAGAAAAGGATTTAAATCATTAACGGCAGTAGAGGCTTTCGTTCACGATTACGAGCAGGGGCAGGTGGCAAGGCTTACACATTTCTTTTGATGTTATAATATAAAAATGTTATATTGCGGTGCTTGAGTTGGTTCTTGAGTACTTAATTTTATTTGCACTAGGAGGGGAGCTTAACGGTTTCCCTTCTTTTTTTTGGTTCTTTTTGTGAAAATATTTTGCAGATTAAAATAATTGTTTTATATTTGTCATAACAAAAACACTAAGGCTATGAAACACGTTAAAGAAGTACTTACAAACGCAAAAGGAGAATTAATCGTAAAATACTCTGTTTATGAAGATGGTAAATTGTTTTCAATTACAAGATATAAAGCGTGGGTAGATTCTTACGGTGATGTGGATATGGATGATAAACCATACTACACTAAGTATTATGCTAACCACCAAAACAACTAAGATTATGAAAGTAGAGGTAAACACAGAATCGAAAAATACGCTTTACACGCAGGGCGAGTATCCCGTAGGACATATTACTAGAGTACTGGAGGATTATGTAAGGCGGGCAGAGTTATTCGATAAGATGTATAAGAATCTAAACGCAAAGATAAGCGAGCTTACGGCTAATGGCGAGGATGCACTAGCTAAGGTGTTAATCGAGCAGCTTGAGCTAGTCGGTCAATGGTGGGATGGCTCTTATAGCTATAAAACCAAAGGCGATTTTAAAGCTAAGATGTCCAGAGATAGACATTCTTTTTAGGTCTATTCCTTTTTTTATCTGAAAATATTTTTTATATTTGCAATGAACAAAAACACTAAGACTATGGAAACTCAAGAATCACTTACCGCTCAAGAGCGGGTACTACTCGACTATTTAGAGGAGGCTTTAATCGAAGCCGAAGCAACAACGCAGCACTTAATAGATACGGGCACTTATTTAAGCTGCAAAGCAGAAACATCGAAAGTAAAAGTGGCTATTGATGCTGCTATTAGAAACCTTAAAAAAAAGCAAGATGGGAGCAATTAAAAGATTATTACTAGGAACAAGACCTCAGCAAGTGGATAGAGAGTTAATGCTAGAGGCACAAATCAACGCACAGTATGACGAATTTTGCAGCTATGTTCACGAGTGGAGGTGTGGCAATAGAACGCCAGAGAACACAACGGTAGCAGAATTTGAATACTTAGGAAAACCAACTAAAGAGAACTAAGATGGATGCATCAAAATTAAACGAGCTTTACAAGGCTAACGGCTTAACGGAGAACGATATCTTTAAGCACAAATTCTACACGATAATATCTAGGGGAGGGATTGATAAGATACAAGCAAACAACTCGATAGATATTAGCTACGAGCTGCTGCATAACTCGCCAGATAATAAGTGTATTATCATTAAGGCTACGGCAACGGTAGGCGAACAGACTATTCAAACCTTCGGGGAGGCTTCGCCAAGCAATACGAGTAATAGCTATCCCGTAGCGATGGCTGAAAAGCGGGCGATGAGCAGGGCAGTATTGAAATTAACGGGCTTCTATGAGCTTGGGCATTTCGGAGAAGATGAAGCAGATGAATTTAAAATAAAATAGAGATGGGAAAAGGTAGAACTTGGATGGCAGAAACGAAGTTGCAGGAGATAATCCTAAACACCTACACCAGTAAGGAGAGAGCTTGTAAAGCTCTTGGGATTACGCAACCGACATTAAGAAGATTGTTTTTAACTGAAGGGGATTATACCTATACTCAGCTAAGGCAGATAAGCAACGATAGCGGAATACCGCTTATTTATTTAATC